ACAACAATTTAAAATTGGAGACATTGTTAAATGGGAATTTTTAGGAGAATCTGGTTGGGGAGTTGTTAAAAAAATATTAAATGCAAATGATAAAATTACTTATATGGTTAAAACAGGCAAGTATACGTATCCTTGCGGTATTCAAATCAAAGAATACTCAAGTTACTATGCCGGATCAATCGACTACGAGACTTCAAAAAATAGATCAAATAATGGCAAAGCCGGAGTTTCAACAATTGAAACACGAAATGACGATAAAACAAGGAAACGACTTTCTGGATCTATTAGCAACACAATATCAAATACAGGATCTAACAGTAGGACAACGAATGATTCTGGGTATGGCGTTACAAACAACATACGATCAAATAGAAAAATCAAAAAGTCAGCTGAAAACAATGAATTAGAACAAGCTATAGACAAACAAAAAGATTTTCTTAGAAAATTTACTTAAACTTATATTATGAATAAAATAATAATATTATTATTTATATTGTTAATCGGAATGAGGTCTATTCCAGAAAATAAATCTGAATTTTGTATACCAATTGAAATTGAAAATTATCATGTAAAAATTAAAAATAAAGAAATACAAGATAATAAACTAATTGAAGCATTAATTCAAGTTGAAAGTAGAGGAAATGATAGTTGTATAGGTGATAGGCATTTAATACTTCCATCCATAGGATGTTTACAAATTAGACCAGTAATGGTAAGAGAAGTTAATAGAATATTAAAGAAACAAAAGGATACACTGCGATTTAAATATAAAGATAGATGGAGTAGAAAAAAATCTATTCAAATGTTTTATATTTGGAAAGACTTTCATCATACAAATTCTTCTGATGAGAAAATAGCAAGAAATTGGAATGGAGGACCTAAAGGTTATAAACGTAAACGTACTTTACAATATTGGGAAAAAGTAAAAATAGAAATGAATAAAAAACTTTAACTAAAGGTTGGATTTTTCATGTATAATTCTTATTATAAAGAAAAAAGATATGAAGAAAGTAATTTATTTATTAGTAATTGGATTTTTAGGAATAAATTCAATTAGTTGTACTCAAAATGATAGCACAAGAGTTTTACCAGAAGATCAAGAAATATATTCACCTGCAAATGGAGATGTTATATTTCATACATCAAAAAGTTCTCAAAGTCCAATAATACAAAAAATTACTAATTCAAATTTAAGTCATTGTGGAATTGTTTATATTAAAAATGGAGTTCCTTATGTTTTTGAAGCATCTAGCAAAGTAAAATTAACTAAACTTCAAACATTTATTAATAATGGAGTAGATAAAAAATATGAAGTATTAAGACATACAGGAGGATTATCTCAATCTGAATTAAAGAAAATGTTTGCATATGCTCAAGATCAAATAGGAAAATCATATGATGTAAAATTCGAATGGTCAGATGATAAAATATATTGTTCTGAATTAGTTTGGAAAATATATAGTTCAGCTGGTATTGAATTATCTTCGCCAACTAAATTTGCAGATTATGATTTATCTTCTAAAGAAGCTATTAAATTAATTGAAACAAGATATAATACAAAAATTAATTTAAATGAAGATGTTGTGACTCCTGTACAGATATATCAAGATCAAGATTTACAAATAATATATCAAAACTATAGAAATAAATTATATGCTTTTTAAGCACTTCCGATTGTAACAACATTAGGAGAGTCAGAAACAGCTTTGAAATTTGCATTAATATTTGGAAAACATGATCCTTGTAATCCAGGAATTTTTCCAGCTATCATTGTATCTACCATAAACGTTGCACAATTAGATCCTCCGCCCGTTCCAATATCAACTAAAGTATATTCACGCGTTGTAAAACTATTAATAAACTGTAATCCGGTTTTATAATCGTAACCTCTTACTAATACTCCTTGCATTGGTAACTTAGGACCTTTGCCTTGTGAATTAGATTTGACACGTTTTAATACAGAGTCAAAATTAGTTATTTCGCCATTTTCAATTCTAGCAATTCTACCTAAAGATTTCTTTTGTACAACTCCATACCCGGCAACTGCATCAGCTGGTATATCATCTATAGTAACAGGTCGACCTTCTTTTTCTTGAAAAGCTTTCGCAAATTTTCGTCCTTCTGGTTGAGTTAAAAACCATTTTTTGCCATCTTGCATAGATTTACCAGACGTATATCTTCCAAATTCTGCTAAATATACATTTCCAGCTGGATCAATAATAGCTATTCCTCCATGCCCTTGTGGACCTAGAGTTCCTGATTTAAAATCATCTCCATAAATTGTTTTTCCTATAGTATTATATATTTTATCAACGTCAAATACTTTCATACCTTGTTTTACAGATGCAGGTAACGAAGGTTGATATGTAGGCCAACTTAAACCAATTGCCCATCCGGTATCAGATAATGATTTTGGATCTTTTAGTGTTTTTAAATGATAATTTAATTTATTTTTTATTGTTTGATCTAAAATTCCTAATTCTCCGTCAATAATAGCTTGTATAGATGTATATCCTTTCAACCAATCACTATTAACTCTAGAACCATCTGATAATGTTATCATACTATTAGGAGGATATCGATCGTATAATTTTTGATTACTTTGTAAAACTTTATTTATTTGATTTAATATATTTTTATCTTTAATATTTTTTACTACTTTAAAAAATCCAACTTCATTAGTTCCTGTTCCGCGCGTTGTTTTATGTAAAGCTTCAATATATTGTTTTGTTATATTAACTTTTGGAGATGATGTTAACTTTGTTTGTAACATACTATAAGTATTTTTTCCTACAATTCCATCTGCAGATAACTTATTGTCTTTTTGAAATTTTTGTACTGCAACTTTTGTACCAGAACCAAATATTCCATCTGCAGAAGAATTTCCGCTAGCTAACTTAGATGGAAGATATTTTAATTGAATTAATTGTTTTTGTAATTTTTTAACTTGTTCTCCACGACTACCTTTACGGAGCACAGTAGTTTGTTCTTGTAATAAATATTTTAATTTAATCATGATTTGTTTTCTGATTATTTTTTATTATATTAATAAATATATCAACAATTTAAATTACTAATATTTATATAAAGAAAGGAAAGTTATGGCAAATTTAAAATTTAAAACACAAATTACTGATAGTTTAACAGATGCATATGAAATTGTTAAATCTGTAGGTAGAGGAATTGAAAAAGGAAAAATTGATCCACAATCTGCAATGACAAATTTAGCAGAATGTTTAAGAAAATTAGAATCAGTAAAACATTTTATTGAAAGAGAATGAATCGAACATTTTCATATATTGTTCTAATTACTGCATTATCATTAGCAGGAAGTGCTGCATATTATAGTGTGTTTGGAATAAGTAAATTATTTTCAGCTCAAGCAGTAGCTGTAGCTATCATGGCTGGTACATTAGAAGCAGCAAAACTAATAACTGCTACATATTTACATCGTTTTTGGAAACAGATAAATTTTTTACTAAAAACATATTTAACTACTGCAGTTATTATATTAATGTTTATAACATCATTAGGTATATATGGATTCTTAACAGCGGCTTATCAAACTACAGCTAATGAGTTATCTGTAATGAATAAAGAAATAACTATTATTAATCTTAAAAAAGAACGATATCAAGAACAATTAAATAGTTATATTAACGAAAAAAATCAATTGGCTGGTTCAATTACTGAATTAACTAAAGGACTTTCTAATAATAAAGTTCAATGGAAAGACAAAGAAACCGGACAAATTATCACATCAACATCAAGTAGAACAAGAAAAGTTTTAACATCACAACTTGATGATATGAAACAACAACGAAATAATGTTTCAATAAAAATTGAAGCATTAACTGATTCTGTAACTACATTAGATTTAAATATATTAGATATAGAATCTACCTCTACAGTTACTAACGAAATTGGACCATTAAAATATGTTTCTGAATTATTAGAACGTCCAATGAATCAAGTTGTAAATTGGTTTATATTAATTTTTATATTTGTGTTTGATCCATTAGCTGTAATATTATTAATTGCTTCAAATAAGGCTTTTGATATTATTTCTGAAAATACAAAAGAGAATATATACGGCGAACAAGTTATAAAAAATAGTAATCCAGAAGCTTTTAGGCCTCCACATCCGAGTGATGCGTGGGACGAAAATAAAGCAGATCGAAGAATGGATGTAATTGGTCAAAATGGAAATGAAGGATTACATTACGAAGAAAACAATCCACCAAGTGGAACAACAGTAATATCATGAAAAAAGAAAAATCAACAAAAAAGTTACAATGTAGATGTAAAAACTGTACTAATATAGTAGAAGTTGCAAAAACATCTTTATCAGTAGTATGTTCTTTATGTACATTTAAAATGGCAGAAGGCATATTGGAATATTCCAAATAATTTATTATAATAAATAAAAAGTTATGTTAGACGCCGAAAAAATAAAATCCAATTGGGATGAATATAGAAATAGGGTTAATACGTTATTTCCAGATAGAGCAGATAAATTAAATAAATTATATGATGACTATGAAGAAAGGATTGTAATGATGCCTGCTTCTTCAGTTGCTCATTATCATAATGCATTTGCTGGAGGATATATTGATCACGTACTTAGAGTTATGGATTGTACAGAAAAATTGTATAATTCTTGGGAAAGTATGGGTTCTGATATGTCTGGATATGAATATAATGAAATGATGTTTGCTGCTATGCATCATGATTTAGGTAAATGTGGATTTCCAGGAAAAGGAAGAGAAGTATATCAAGTAGAAACTTCTGATTGGCATAGAAAGAATATGGGAAGAATGTATAAGCATAATGAAAATATTCCTTTCACAATGGTGCCAGATCTTTCACTATATTTACTTCAAAAATATCAAGTTCAAATGTCTTGGAATGAATATCAAGCTATTAGAATACATGATGGTATATATGATGATGCTAATAAACCATATTTTATTGCAAGATCGGCACAAGCTAAATTAAAAACTAATTTGCCTTTACTATTACATCATGCAGATCATATGGCATCTCAAATAGAATATGAAAGATGGAGATCTTATAAAAATAATTCTCCTAATCCAGTTAGTGCAAAAACAAAAGCTACTAAAAAAACAGCAATTAAAAATTTAGCAGAACAAAATCCAGATATTGACAAATCAATAACAGATATATTTAAAACATTTGGAGAATCATGATATTTGAAATAATAGGATTATTAATATTATCAGGAGGATTTGTTTATTTTGTATGGAGATCATTGACATTAGCTAATGTTACTGCAGATCAAGAAGAATATATAAAAGAATTAGAAGAAATGTCTCAATATATGTATCAAAAAATAAATGAATCATATAAAGAAATGAAACGTATTGATCGTATTGGAGCTTTTGAAAAAGATGATGAGGCAGGAACTACGTTTGATTTATTAAAAAATGTAATAACAAATTTAGAAGAAGAATTTAATGGGGAGAAAGAAGAAAAAATCAAATAGATATTGGACTAAAATTACTGAATATTCAGTTTCAGCATATAATAGATCTGAAGATAATCAAGTATTAAAAGAGAAAATATATAGAAGATTTATATTTCCTGCTTTCATGAAGTTAGCTGAAAATTTGATAAATAAAATGAAATGTGAATATATTGATTCTACATTTCGTGATTTGCAAACAGATTTAGTTACATATTTAACAATTCGTTTAGATAAATTTAATCCAAATGCTGGAAAAGCATATTCTTATTATACAAGAACTGCATTTAATTATTTAATTGCTGAAAATCAAAAGGGATATTCTAAGTTAAAGAAAACAGCAGAACCTGTTAATATTGATGATCAAAGAAATGTAATGATAGAAATGCATAACACTGAAATGCAAGATACGTTAAAATATTTTATGGATGCATATGTATCATATTGTTATGAAAATTTAAATTTTATATTTACGAATCAAACTGATATACATGTTGCTGATTCAATATTACATATTTTTGAAGATAGACAAAACATAGAACAATTTAATAAAAAAGCATTATATGTTTTTATAAGAGAACGTACTGGATTAGAAACAAACAATATTACAAAAGTAATAAAAGTATTAAAACAAATATATTCAACAAAATTTTTAGAATATGAACGTACTGAGTTCGTGAATTTGCCTTTTTAATATTTATTATTAAAAGGAGTCCATTATGGATGTAAATGATAAATTATTTAAAGGAACTAGTTTCTCTGATTTAATGTCTGATGTATATCATAATTCAAAAAAGAAAGATAGACAAATAAATCAATTAATATCACAATTACAACCACTCATAAGAACAGCTTCTGATGCTACTATAATAGTACCTTTAATTAAAGAGTATCTTGATGTAGCTGTTAAAAATGACGATCATTTAGTTAAATTAACAGCAATAGTTCAACGATATATATCAACTCAACAAACTATTACTGGCGAATCTTCTTTATTAAGCGATGATGAAAAAAATCAATTATTAAAAATTGCAGATGATACTTTTCAAGAAGAATTATCAGATGAAATAGAAAAAATTGAAAATGAAGATAAAGAACTTCAAGAAAAAATTAACAATGTAAAAAAATCATTGGAGAATAAAAATGGAAGTTAATTTTTTATTAGCCGAAGTTATTCAAAATAATATAACTGACACATATAAAGAAAATGATAAGTCAAATTTTGGATCTGTCGTTGTTCGTACATATGATGAAAGAAGAACACAAGAAATATCTTGTAGACCTGCTAATCCTAGACATAATGATATTCCATTAATTGGAGAACATGTATTAATATTTCAAGGAACTAATGAATTTAGTACTGTAGATAAATTTAGAAGACAATGGTATTATTTTCCTGCATATAATATACAATCAAATGTTAACCATAATGCATTACCCGGTATTGCTGAAGCACAAACATCTAATGTTAATGCAGTTGGACAACAAAATCCATTAGGAGAATCTTTTAAACAAAAATCAGTATCTCAGTTACAAATATTCGAAGGAGATACTATAATACAAGGACGTTTTAGTAATAGTATACGATTAGGCAGTACTGTAAATAATGGATCATATACACTTCAGCCAACATGGAAAGGTAATGCAGATGGAGATCCTATAATAATATTGTCAAATGCACACTTTGATAAAAAAGATAAATTATTTACTATTGAATCATTTAAAAACGATTTTTCTTCATTATATTTAACATCAATGCAGCAGTTAATTGATTTAAAATTATACAGAACTCCAACAAAATCTTCTCCTATTAATAGTTTTAAAACATCGCAACTAGTTGCAGATGCAAATAGAATTATTTTACGAGCTAAATCTGATTCTATTATATTAGATTCACCAAATAGAATAACATTAGGAGCTCCACAAGTTAGAATTGGAGCAGAAAATGCAGGACATCCATTAGTTAAAGGAGATAAATTAAGAATGATATTAAATGATTTAGTAGCAGTTATTTCAGCAGGAGTAATAGGACCTGCAGGTATAGCTTCTAGTCCATTACAACAAGGAAAATTAATTAATATATTAAAATCCATAGGTGATTTAAATAGTAACAAACATTATTTTGATAAATAGAAAGACAAGTTATGCCAGTTTCATTTCCATTAGATAAAATACCAGCTCTGCCAAATCAAGCAGTAGCTTTAATAGTAGATCAAATAGTAAAATTTATAAATAAAATACAATTAGAGATTGAAAAAGTTATTTCTGATTGTGCTAAATTGCCAGATGATTGCAATTGTGACTCTCCAGACATTCAAGATTTATTAGAAAGAATACGACAAATCCAAGAATTAGTCCAAAAAATTTTACAATTAGTTCCTTTAATAGAAAAAATTGTTAATTTGCTAAAAACATTAGTAGGTATTGCAAATGCAATAAAAGCATTACAATTACTTAATCCTATTACAGCGTTACCAGTATTAGCAGCTGAATTAGTAATCGTTCAAAATATGATTTTAGCAAATGCTGGAATTGCAGTTAAACAATTAGGCACTATACCTCCGCAAATACGAACATCATTAGAATCTGCTTTAGGAGGATTAGGTGATGTAGCAGTACAAATTGGAGGAGTTTGTGGTGATGAAGTTTCAATTAATGCAACTAATTCTTTACGTAATGCAATTGATAATTTAGATTTTTCAGATAGTATTCCAGAAAAACAACCAGCTGGTTCTTGGTTATTGATTCAAGGATCTGGAAATAATGGATCTCCATTAAATCCTCCGCCTAATCCTAAAAGTCCATATAATGATACTGATGGAAGTATATGGATTTGGGATGGAGAAATAGATCCAGGCACAGGAATAGCATGGGGAAGTGAACAAAGTAGAAAGGATGACGAAACAATGGGAAGTGAATTTTATACAGAAATAAATACAGGAATTGAAGATATTAAATCTAGAATTGGATTAATTGAATCATTAGTAGATACACAACAAGATTTATTAAAATCTTTACAAGAAGCACCAGCTCAATCATATAATGGAGAAGGAGCACCAAAAATATCAGTAGGAAAACCAGGAGATTATTATGTAGATACTAAAAATAAAAATATTTACGGGCCTAAAACAAGTTCTGGTTGGCCGACGCCCGTAAATTTCTAATGTTAATATTTATAAAAAAAGAAGAATAATTATGGAACAAAAAAAGTTTATACAAGTTTTAAGAAAAATCGTAAAAGAAGAAGTTAGATCAGTAATTAAAGAAGAACTAACTGAAATATTACAAGAAGGGTTACAACGTACGGTTAGTGAAATAAAACAACCAGTATCAGTAAAAAAACATAGTAAATTCAAAGAAAATAAATTTGCTTCGGTATTAAATGAAACAGGAGCTTTAAAAGAACAAACCAGTTATGCTGATATAATGAATGAAAATATTCATATGACGTCTACAGATGCAAGAAATTTTGGAGTACAGCGAACAATGTCTACTGCTGCATCTGCAGTTATGCAAGATCCAGAAACTGGTAAGTCTATGAAAGTTGATCCAATTGTAGCAAAAGCAATGACTAAAGATTATACTGCGTTAATGAAAGCAATTGATAAAAAGAAAAATAAATAATGGCATATAAAATAGTTGAAATAGATACAAATACATTAACTCCCAATAGGGCTATTGGAGTTAAGTTTCCATTCAACGCGCCAGGTGTTTTTCAAAAAACATTTACAACATTTGATCAGGCATCTACAAATGTTAAAACATTATTATTAACAAGAAAAGGAGAAAGGTATTTACAACCAAATTTTGGTACAGATCTCTTAAATATTGTTTTTGAACCAAATGTATTTGAATTAAAAGACTTTATATCAACTACAATAACAGATGCAATAAGTTTTTGGTTACCTTATATAATAATTACAGAATTAAAAATTGTTACAAGCGATGACGATCCTAATATGATACATAATATAATGATATCGATTACATTTACAGTATCTGGATCAGAATCGGAAAAAACAATAACAATTTTTGCAGGTGAAGATGGAATACTTAAAATTGAATAGGAAATAAAATGGAGGTAACAAAAGACATATCATATTTAGGAAAAGATTTTGGTCAATTTAGAAAAAATTTAATTGATTTTACAAAACAATATTTTCCAAATGATTATAATGATTTTAATGAATCTTCTCCTGGAATGTTATTTATGGAAATGGCATCCTACGTAGGAGACGTTTTAAGTTATTATGCAGATAATAATTTAAAAGAATCATTATTAGAACAAGCGTCAGAACGTAAAAATATTTATGATCTAGCTAGAACATTAGGATATAAAGCAAAAAATGCTATTCCTGCATATACTAATATTGATATATTTCAGTTAGTACCAGCTATAGGATCTGGAGATAATGTCTCTCCTGATTTTAATTATGCATTAACAATTAAACCTGGGTTACAAATTAAACAAGAAAACGGAGCTGCAGAATTTAGAACATTAGATACAGTAGATTTTTCATTTAGTTCATCTATAAATCCTACCGAAGTAACAATATATGAAAGTGATGAATCAACAAATTTACCAATATATTACTTATTAAAAAAATCAACTCAAGTAGTTTCTGGAAAAATTAAATCTGCACAATTTACTTTTACTACTCCAAAAGAATATGATAAAGTTGTAATTGACGATACTAATATTATAGATATTATATCATGTAGAGAATCAGATGGAGATGCTTGGTATAAAGTAGATTATTTAGCACAAGATACAATATTTCAAGAAATTCCAAATTTAATAGAAAATGATCCAGATTTTGCTCAATATAGAGATTCTAGTCCTAGTTTATTAAAACTATTAAAAACTTCAAAAAGATTTATTACAAGATTAAGAAGTGATAATAAATTAGAAATACAATTCGGAGCAGGTATTTCAGATAATAATGATGAAGAAATTATACCAAATCCTGATAATGTTGGTAATGCGTTAGCTGGATTTAGAAAACCAATTGATGTTGATATAGATCCTTCAAATTTTCTATATACAAGAGCATATGGTCAAGCACCATCTAATACTACATTAACTATACAATATACAGTAGGAGGAGGAGTGGCAGATAATGTATCAGCTGGTGTATTAACAAAAATACAAAATATTGAATATGATGATGATCCAAATGCTACTACATCAAATGCAATGACAAATTTTGTAAAATCAAGTGTAACTGTAACAAATGAAAAACCAGCTGGTGGTGGTAAAACGAGTGACTCTATACAAGATATTAAAAATAATGCTATGGCAAATTTTGCTACTCAAAATAGATTAGTTACAAGAGATGATTATATAATAAGATCTTATTCAATGCCATCAAGATTTGGAAGTATTTCAAAAGCATATATTGTTCCTGATGATCAATTATCACAGAATCAATTTGAATCTACTAGAATTCCTAATCCATTAGCAATGAATTTATATGTTTTAGGATTTAATGAAAATAAAAATTTAACATCATTAAATGACGCTGTTAAAACAAATTTAAAAAATTATTTAAATTATTATAGAATATTAACAGATGCAATTAATATTATCGATGCGTTTATTATTAATATTGGAGTCGACTTTGAAATTACTGTTGCAACTAATTTTAATAGTAATGAAGTATTATTAGATTGTATAGATCAATTAAGAACATATTTTAATGTCGATAAATGGCAAATAAATCAACCTATAGTAATGTCTGATATCATGAATATATTAGGAAGAGTAAAGGGAGTAAATTCAGTAGTTGATGTAGAGTTTAAAAATTTATATAATACTGAAAGTAATTATTCAGGAAATGTATATGATTTAAATACAGCTACAAAACAAGGAATAATATATCCTCCTTTAGATCCTGCAATATTTGAAGTCAAATTTTTAAATAAAGATATTAAAGGACGAGTAGTAAACTATTAAAAGAAAATAAAACATTATGTTTAAAATAATATATCCATCAAATGACTCTACATTATATGAGGGACAACCTAAGGTTAATACTGGATTAGATGAAATATTAGAAATAGGAAAACGTTTAACAACAGGAGTAACTTCTAGTTATTCATTATCTAGATCATTAATAAAATTTGATATGAATGATGTATCAAATACTTTGTCAAAGTATAACGTAGGAATCAATGATTGTAAGTTTATATTACAATTATATACCACACATGCAAAAAATTTACCTTCTTCATATACTATTAATGCAAATGTAGTTGGACAAGATTGGACAAATGGAACAGGATATTTAAATTATCAAAGTACTCCGGAGAATAATGGATGTACATGGGATAATCCTAAATCTGGATCATATTTTTGGATATCTAGTAGTCAAGAAGTAAATATGCCATCTGGTAGTACATTATATATTTCTGGATCTGGTAGTGGAGGTAGTTGGTTATATGAATCTGGATCTGCTCAAATAAGCGGAAGTTCAACTATATATTCTCAATCGTTTGACTCAACTACATTAACAGACACATCTGTGCGTCCTACTGATATTGATATCAATATAACACAAGCTGTTAAATTATGGGTATCTGGTAGCGGAGGATATACAGTACCTAATTATGGATTTTTATTAAAATTTTCAGATGATGATGAATCTGATTCTGCAGTTTCTGGTTTTGTTAGATTTTTTAGTAGAGATTCTAATACTGTATATGTTCCTAGAATATTAATGTATTTTGATAAATCTTCGTTTTCTACTGGTAGTTTGTCTTCTATTGATTTAGATTCATATGCAGTATATACTAGATTAAAAAAATCATATAAAGACGAAGAAGTTGTTAAATTAAGAATTTTTGGAAGAGATAAATATCCGCAAAGATCTCCAAGTAACGAATTTCCAATGACAACGGTTAAATATCTTCCTAGTAGTTCATTATATACAGTAATAGATGCAGCAACCGAAGAAACAATTGTTCCATATGATACATCATATACAAATATTAGCTGTGATTCTACTAGTAGCTTTATACAAATGGATATGTCAGGACTTATGCCAGAACGATATTATAGATTAGAATTTAAAGTTGTTGATGGGTATTTAGAAGAATATATAAGTGATAAATTTTATTTTAAAGTTACAAGATAAAATTATTATCTATATTTTTCTAGTTTAATATTTATACATATATGAATCATTATAATCTAATATCAAAATTAAAAAAATATCCTAAACAATCATTTCCTGGCGGTGTAGATGATCCTAAATATAATCTAATTAATCAAGAACCTGACGATGGTTCTGTAAATACAGCTCCATTTCCTGCAGCAGAAACTCCATCAGACACAATTACTGGAGATACTGGCAACTCAAGAATTCCAAATACTCAAGTTCCTATAGATTCAAAAAATTTAAATGCAATTAGTGTTAAAGATTATACCAAAGAAATAAAAAATATACAAATTAAAGATCAAAATAAAAAAATAAACATTTCAAAACAAGAAAATATTCCGCCTAGTATAATAGAACCAATTCCATCTCCAATTGATCAGAAAATAATTAGAGAATATAATTCAAAAGGAATTTATTTTAAATCTAATTTAAATGCAATTAATAAAAGAGATAATTCTGGAAATATTACATTAATAATAAAGGATACTAATGGCTAGAGCAGTAGATACAAATAAACCAGAAGAAATAAAAGAAGTTGCAGTTCAAAAACAAGCTGAAAAAGAATTACAATTATTTCAAACTGCCGGCCGGCCTGCTAATCAAGAAGAATTAATAATATTTGAACAGATTAAACAAAATTATACTAATAGATCTGTTGTAAAAACAATTGACACCCAATTTAGATATTTTTCATTTCCTCCAAGTACAACTATTTCTGCAGATAATTTCGATGTTACATTACCTGACTTAAATTTATCAGAGTTTGGAATAGATCCAGTAAGTGGATTTCATCGTGTACCATTAGATCCAAATTTGGATAGAGGATCAAATGAATATAGAAAAATTAATTTATCATATGGAGATGGAAATAGTTGGAATATAACTACAGCAAATCCTCAAGGATATAAAGGCCCTAGAAGAATACCATTTGAACAAACATTATCTGGAACTCCATTAGGAGAACGTTTTGGGTTTGTTTTAACACCAGAAATTATTTCTTTAGTTAATGATACAAACAAAACTATAAAGTTTACAGTAGGATTTAGTGTTAATCAAAAAGAATCATCCGATCCTCTTCGTAATACTGGATATAACTTACAACTAGAACGAGATATGCCAACTAAATGGAGACGTAATAATAAAATAGGAGCAGATGGAAAACCAATATTTGGATCCACAAAACCAAGATCGTATCAAAGATCTCAAGATCATGCAAATTATATTGGATTTTCTGGTACTAGTTATTCCCAAATGTGGCCATATATTAAATTTGTATATATAATAGATCCAACTGATATGTTTGATTATGATACTTATTTTCTAACATTAGAAACAGGAGGGCCTTCTTGGTATTTACGAAGTTCAATGTTCTGGAATATTGAATTAATTGATGATCCTGGTAAAGGATTGATAGGATCAACTAGATCTAGAAATTATGGAAAAATACCAACAAATTATAGAACGGATATAGATTCGCCAAAAACATAATATGTTAAAACAATATTCAAATATAGAAAATATTAATAATGCAAGTAATGCAATAGCAGGAGAACGTTATAGTTCGATCGATAAATCTTTATTTAAGGATACATTATTTCCATATATACCAGTTACATTAACATCAGTAAATAGTTCTAATGAATTTCATGTATATTCTGGAGATTCATGGATTACTGCAAAACAAAATATAACATTAACAGATTATAATAAACAAGTATTTGATAAAACTGGTAATGAAATACAATTAAATCAGCCAGCTAAATTTAATATAACACAAACATTAAATGATTTAAAATTAACTAGTGGAAAATATAAGATAGTTTTAAACTTTTTTGAAAATATTATAGGAAGTTACAATAGACAATTATTAGCAATCGATGAAATATCTCCAGATAGAACAGAAATACGTTTACGAGCTATAGATGAAGCAAATCCACATTTTTTAGTTGCAATTAATCAATATATTAATAATATACAACAAACTTCATTAAATGATGATGCTCATGAAAGATATCTATTAAATTTTTCTAGAAATGAAACTGCATTATTTGTTAATAGTGTTGTTGTTGGAAAATATCTATTTGTAAAATTATATAAACCAATTTCTAGAAATATAGAGAAAAATTTTAAATGTTGGATAGTACGTGAAAATAAACTACCGTATATTGATAATATATCTATAACTGAATTAATACAAGATGTAACATTTAATGTAATATCTGGAGTAAATTGGTATGCTTCTGCAGAACAAAATACATCAAATGCAACATCATTAAAAAATTGGAATGATTTATTAGGATCTTCTTTACAAACATCTCAACAAATTATTGATTCATATTTTTCAGGAAGTTTATCTGGAGTTAAATTAAATATTGATTATACAGATTTTAATAATTTTATATTTTATAGTTCAGCTACAGAACGATTAGCTAATTTTAAATATAAAGTTGAATTATTAGAATATTATAACGCTCAATCTGCGTCAATTGCATCTGTATCTGGATCTGATGCTCGTTTAAATGCTATACAAAATAAAACATTATATACTAATTTAATAGGAGGATTTGATCAATTTGAACAATTCTTATATTATCAGTCTTCATCAGGATTATTTACTTATGATCTTCCATTAGAAACTCCAACAGTTGAATTTGTAACAGGTAGTTATATTACACCAGTACCAAAAAGTAACTCTACATATCCATATCAATTATATTCAGTTACTAGTAGTAATTTTGAAAATTGGTATAATGGATTATATGATAGTGCATCGATATATGATTTACGAAATAATAATCGAATTATAAGAAATGTTCCAGAATTTATGTTGTTGGATGAAAACAACGAACAATTATCTAGTTTTGTTAACATGTTAGGTCAACATTATGATATATTATATACTTATATCACTGAAATGACAAAAATTAATTCTAGAGAGGAACATCCTAAAATTGGAATGCCTAATGAATTATTATATACTGTTGCAAAACAATTTGGATGGAAATTAACAAATGGCGGACAATCTGATGATTTATGGAAATATACGTTAGGAACTGATATTAATGGAACTCCATTAACTGGATCTAATACTGTAGGAGATCCTTCGTTACCTAGTAGAGATATTGCTTTTCATACATGGAGAAGAATTGTTAATAATATACCAGGATTATTAAAATCAAAAGGAACAAAGCGTAGTATACAAGCATTATTAGCATGTTATGGAGTACCACAATCATTAATAACAATTCAAGAATATGGAGGACCAAGAATTGCAAGGCCTCCGGTATATGAAAAATTAAACTTTGATTATTCTTTAAATTTAATACAAAATACAGCTGGAACTGTTCGTGTTGATTATAATCAACCAATTGGAAGTGTTGAATTACGTTTTAGAACAGACAATGTTTTAACAAATCCAACTATTCCTGGAACAATGAATTTATATTCAATTGGTGGAAATGATGTAACTATTGAATTTAGTAGAGGTACATTAGGAACAATACAAATTAATGGAACTTCATCTGCAGATATGGAATTATTTGATGGAGGGTATGTTAATACTTTATTGCGTACTGGATCTAATGGTAGTCTAGAAATAGTAGCAAAAAAATCAAAATATGGTAAAATTGTTGCTAGTGTGTCTGCTTCTGCTACTGCTAGTTTTTCAAATCCTGGAAGTATGATAATTGGGGGAACACAAGGAGGAAGTCGTTTACAAGGACAAGTTCAAGAATTACGACTTTGGACGGGTAGTTTATTAGATTCTCCTTTTTCTAATCATACTAAAGCTCCATCTGCATATGATGGAAATGTTAGTGCATATGATGAACTAGTATTTAGAACTCCATTAACTCAAAATGTTAATCATTCTGAAACTTCTAGCTTAACAGGAGTACAACCTATTGCATCTACTATATCTGCATCATTTACAAATTGGACAAATAATAATCCATATGACTCAATCGAAGAAACATATTATTTTGATGGAATATCATTAGGTGGTGGAACATTTGATGATAATAAAATTCGATTAGAATCTACTACATTAACAGGAACATTGAACACAGAAAATCGTGTATCATTAAATCAATTTGACACTGCTCCATTGGATTCGAATCGATTAGGAGTATTTTATTCTCCACAAACAATGATTAATGAGGATATTATTGCACAATTAGGGTTTACTATTTTAGATGATCTTATTGGCGATCCTTCGAATGATAATAAATATACATATCCTGATTTAATTAATACATCTAGAAATTATTGGAAAAAATATGCTGATAAAAATGATATGAATGCATATTTAAGAATCTTTTCTTTATTTGATTTATCATTTTTTAAACAACTAGAACAATTAATACCAGCTCGAGTAGATAAAACATTAGGAGTATTAATACAACCTACAATTATTGAACGTAGTAAAGATACTTCATTAGCTAGAATTTCAAAATTAGATCAACATTATACTAGTAGTATTAATGTATTAGATATATTAGATCTTACTAGTAGTGTCAATAATTATTCTCAATCTATTGAATTAATACCAGACGACATTTTACAACCTGAAATTATAGATTATAGCGGTAGTCTTGATATTTCAAAAAATAGTGTATTAAAAACTACTAGTAGCTTTGAAGATATAATTAGTATTCTAGATCTTAGTAATCCTGGTAATATATCAAGTAGTTTTATAGAATTTAATGCAATAATAAACGAACGATCGAATAGATTTGATGGAACTATATATAAACATAGATATTTAATTTTATCTGGAAGTACATATATTACAGGATCTACTCCATATTGGGAAAGTGAAGCAATACTTCCTTTTATTTCTGGAAGTAGATTATCAGAGTTTGCAAAAACATCATATTCTTCTTCATCTGGAATTACATTACGTACAGCTGAACATCAAGATTATTTACCACGTGGTATTGCAAACCATAGATTTAATGGTTGTAAAATTACTAGTCCAGATTTTAATGTTAATTCTAAAGATACTCCAGATGGTAAACCTGTTGTTGAATTTGTTGAAACTAGCGGCAATCGTATTATAACTCAACAACCTGGAATAGAAGGAAATTTTGATATACGAGAATAAAATTAATTTTTTTAATAACGTAATATTTATATAAAAAAAGGAAATCAATGGGATACTTAGATAATACTTCTGTTACTGTAGATGCAATTCTTACTAATAAGGGTAGAGAATTGTTAGCTAAAGGAGACGGATCTTTTAATATAACTCAGTTTGCATTAGCAGACGATGAAATAGATTATGATTTATGGAATCCTAATCATTCATTAGGATCTGATTATTATGGCATAGTTATTGAAAATATGCCGTTAACGGAAGCAATACCTGACGAAACTCAAGCTATGAAAAGTAGATTATTAACATTAGATAATAATACTACAACGAGAATACCAACTGTACAAGTAGACAAAACATCTTTAACATTGAATACAGGTCAATCAGCTATAATACAAGCTTCTACATTTGGTTTAAATAATGCAAATTCTACATTTGGTTATTCTGCAATTCTTTCTGATTCGTCTGTTGCTATAATTAATCCTGCACCAGACAATGAAATTACTAGTAATATTTTACCAACAGTACCTAGTATATCGGCAAATGCAGAAGCAACAAGTATTGCTTCATTA